CTTTGTTCTTTGTTATTCTACGTAAAAATTATGTAGCTTAAAATTTAGTATATTTACGCAAATTAAAAAACTATGCAGCACAGAAATACTAAAAGACTAAGACTAAAAGATGACGAGTTCGACCTTATCCAAAACTACAGACGAATAAAGGAGGAGAGTATAGCAGCAGGAATTAATCCAGATGACGTTAAACATGGATGGCTCAAGACTGACAACAGTAGTTTATTCTTTAAAAACCCAAACTTTAAAACAGAAGAAAAAAACAAATTTGCTGAGGACTTAATAAAAGAGCTAGAACAATACTCTCCTAAGTATCCTACTATAAAACGAAGCAAGTCAAAGGATGGACATTTATTAGTTTTAGATCCTGCAGATATTCATGTAGGTAAACTTTGTTCGGTCCTGGAGACAGGAAAGGAGTACAACCAACAGATAGCAGTTAGACAAGTAAAAGAGGGAGTACAAGGAATATTAGACAAGTCTAGTGGGTTTAATATAGATAAGATTAATTTTATAGCAGGGAATGACATACTGCACACAGACACACCCAAAAGAAATACTACAAGCGGAACTCCTCAGGATACAGATGGAATGTGGTACGAAAATTTCTTAAATGCTAAAAGGTTATATGTAGAAGTAATTGAGCAGCTTATTCAAATAGCAGATGTTCACTTTACTTTTAACCCTAGTAACCACGATTACATGACTGGATTCTTTTTAGCCGATGTAATTAAAACACATTTCCGACATTCAAAGAATATAACTTTCGACTGTAGTATAGCGCACAGAAAATACTTTAAATACCACAAGAACTTAATAGGCACGACTCATGGAGATGGAGCAAAGAATCAAGACTTACCATTACTAATGGCTACAGAAAGACCTATTCTCTGGAGTGAAACAGATTACCGTTATGTATATACGCATCATGTACACCACAAGAACTCAAAAGATTATATCGGAGTAACTGTAGAAAGTTTGAGAAGTCCATCTCCTGCGGATAGTTGGCACGATAGAAACGGTTATGTATCTAAACAAGCTATAGAAGGCTTTATACACCACAAAGAGAATGGACAAATAGCACGACTAACACATTACTTCAAATGACAAGGATAGAACTTTCAGACGAAGAGATTGAGTACACTACGTACTTTCCTGTACCGGATCCGCACGACATCATGTATAGCTTTGAGGAGATGGTGCGAATGTACACCAAAGCAGACCTAGAAGTAGATAGTTATATATTAGAAAGAGCAAAAGAAATAAACATTAAAAACAGTAACTAAAAAAATAGTATTATATTTGCACATTCGTAGTTTAGTTTAGTTTGGAAAGAGAGTTAATATTTATTTGTTAGCTCTTTTTTTTGTGCCTAATTAAAAATAATTGCTTCAAAATTTTTTTATTCCAAAAGTTCTATTTAATATTGTTGAAAACTTTTAAACTATAACACTATGGAAACATCATTTAACAAAATTTGCAAAAGTATTGCAACACTAAAGACAGAATCTCAATGTGTAGCTATTGAGGCTATGATTAAAACTTTCAAAGAAAAGTATAAGCAAGAAGGACACGAGTATTCTTACATATTGGTAGGAGCTTTATTAATGGCTAAACAAATAAAATTTAACTAATGAAACGAAAACTAACACATTCACTACATGAGATGCAGAAAGTACATAAAGACTTATACGAAGTATTTACAACAGACTATTGGGATAATGGTACACACACTATTAAAGACATCTCACACCACGCGACAGAGCGCGAAGCAATAGAACAGAAACTAATTAATAAACATAAAAACTTAAACAAATGAAAGAACTACTAAACATTCAAAGCGAATTAAAAGCACCTAAGAGCCAATACAATAGTTTTGGTAAGTATAAGTACAGAAACTGTGAAGATGTATTAGAGGCTCTTAAACCACTCTTAAAAAAGAATAAATGTACTTTGTATATCTCAGACAATATATTAGAAGTCGGAGGCTTAATCTTTGTAGAAGCAATAGCAACTATAAAGAATGAGAAAGACCAAGAGGTAGCTGTATCTGCTCAGGCGGGAATAAACCCAAATAAAAAGGGTATGGATATAGCTCAGTCTTTTGGTAGCTCCTCCAGTTATGCGAGAAAGTATGCTCTTAACGGATTGTTTTTAATTGACGATACAAAGGATGCAGACACAGAAGCGCCACAACCTAAGCAAAAAGAAAAGATAACAGATGCCAACCTCTCAGGAATGATGTTAAAAGCTAGTATAGGAGATTTGAGAACTATAATAAAAGACTTTGCCTTAACAAAAGAGCAAGCAGAAAAGGTAACAGAATTAGGTAAAAAACTAAAAGCTAAATAACATGGAAACTATTTTAAGAAACGAACTGGAAACAGCAGACAAAAGAATCATTGTATTAGAAAGCACAATAGAAACTTATAAGCGTATTGTATCTGCTTTGGAGCAACGACTAGAACTAATGGAACAGAACTATAAAACAGATATTAAATTAAACTACACTAAAAACAAATAAGATGAGTGAATTAAATGTAAAAATAGGAGTAAACAACATACTTAAAGGAAAAGGAGTTTTTAAGGTTGAAGATTTAATTAAAATATTAAAAACAATACATCCAGAAACGCCTATAAAATTTGGCGTTATGACAAGTAGTTATAACGAAAGATGTTTTTCTCAAGATGAAGATTTTATTTTTAGTCTACAACAAAGAGAAAACACTTTAGAAGATTACGATACAATGGAAATTTTAACTATACTTAAAGATATAGAACTATGAAAATAAGAAGCTCAGCACTAGGGAAGATAATGACAAACCCTAGAAGCAAAAAAGAAACATTGTCAGCAGGGTGTAAAACGTACATCAAAGAATTAGTAAAAGAGGACTTATTTAATTACAAGTCAACAATAGATTCTAAGTATTTAACCAAAGGAATAGACATGGAGGATACGAGTATAGACCTTTACAATGAGGTGCATGGTACTTTGTACTTAAAGAATACAGAAAGGCTCTCTAATGAGTTTATAACTGGCGAGTGCGATATAAACTCAGAGGATAAGATTATAGACATAAAAAGCTCATGGAGTTTGGAGACATTTCCACCTTCTCCTGAAGATATTAATAACAAAGATTACGAATGGCAGTTAAGAGCTTATATGTGGCTATACAATAAGCCTAAAGCAGAGCTAGCCTATTGCATGGTTTCAACTCCAGACTACTTATTAAAAGACTGGGATAACTTAGACATTCACAAAGTAGATAAACACGACCCATTCTTAAGAGTTACCTGTATTAGTTTTGAAAGAGACAGAGATAAAGAGCAGGAGATAATGGAGCGAGTAATTGAATGCGGTAAGTTCTACAATGAGTACAGAGATTCTATACTAAACAAACAACTAATACTAGACTAATGAGAAAAGAGGATAGATTTAAACCCTACATTTACAAGGTATATAATAGTAGGGGAAACCTAGAGGAGTATAGTAGATATTACTACACTAAAAAAGAAGCTGTAGAGTGGTATAATACTCAAGGCAAATGGCTAGAGCAACACTTTAACAGAGAACTAATATTAATAGACACACACATAAACTTATTTACAAATGTATCAAGCACACTACTTAACCGACAAAGGGATTAAAAAATATTTAAGAACAGTAGACGAGGAAGTTTACAGAAAACATAAACAAATGTATTTAAACCACGATAAACACATAGAAAATATATGCAGAATAGTATTCGCTTATTTTGATGTGCCACTAGAGAAGATAAAAGTAAAGAACAGACAAGCTCAGATAATAAGAGCGAAGCAATTTACTGCATACTTTTTAAGGCGCGAAGTTAGGAGAATAACCCTAACAGAGATAGGGCAAGTTTTCGACTTAGACCATGCAACAGCTTTGCATTCTATTAGCAAAATTAAAGGACTTATAGAATTAGACAAAGAATATAGAAACTATAATAATGAGCTATGCTCTAAACTAATGGATTTATATAGATAAAAATTAGTATATTTGTAAACAATTAAAAATTAATAAACTATGGAATTAACAGAGAAAAGAAAACAAGAATTAATAGACTTAGACTTAGATATATCTAACCTATTTAAAAGTGGTGTAAAATTAAATGCAGATACATCTGTAATGTATTTAAGGTCTTCAGGTCTTTTAGAAGATGACAGCTCTGCGCTTATAATTAGTGCAACACATGAGCAACTATCTGAGGCTATATTTTGCGCACTAGAAGACCCTATGTTTAGGAATTGTATGTATGAAGCGTTATGTAACCATTTTATATTTCAAAATGATAGAACAGACTTGAATATATTTAATGAGAATATTGAACAAGGCAAAGTAGATAAGGCAATTGATGAACTGCCAGTAATATAAACAATTTAAAATTAATAAATTATGGATTTAGAAATAAAAGGAACTCTAACCAAAATAGGAGAAACAGTAACAGGAACAGGTAAGGATGGCACACCATGGAAGAAGCTAACTTATTTAGTAGAAACAGACCAAACTTACAATAACTTATATGCTTTTGAAGTATTCAGTCAGGAGAAGGTAGAGCAGTTTAAAAAGTATAATACTGTAGGTAATAAAGTAAGCGTAAAATTTAATGTATCAACAAATGAATGGCAAGGCAAATACTTCACAACGTTGCAGTCTTGGAGATGTACAAAGGACGATTCTCAGACTACAGCGAAAGAAACTGTACAAGCTGAGGAGGAAAGTGATTTGCCCTTTTAGGAAGGTGATAGATTTATTTTTAGCTAACGGATATAAAATAAAATAGCTTATATTTGTACAACTTAGATAAATAATTACAATAGATAATATGTAGGCTGAACCGCAAAAGCAGCTACACATAAATATTAATAAGATTAAACCCTTTAATGGTTAGTAGAGTTGCGGTCTCGAAAGCTATTAAAGGGTTTTTTTATACACAATATTATGGCAAAAGATTTACCTTATTTTAAGTTCTTTTGTTCCGAGTGGAACGATGGAGATATAACACTAGAAGATTACGAGATACAAGGATTATTTATAAATATCTGTTCTTATTACTGGAGTAGTGGCTGCGAAGTTTCACTACAAAAAGTAAAGAAAAGGTTTAGGAATCAGGATAAAAACATAAATTATCTGTTAAAAACTGAAATAATTAAGAAAAAAGATAAAAATATTTCTATAAATTTTTTAGATGAGCAATGGATAGAAAGACAAACCAAAAGTAGTAAGAACTCAGCAGCAGCAAAGGCTAGATGGAATAAGCAAACGCAAAGCAAACGCAATGCGAATGCATCAGAAACGCATTACGAAAGTGATGCCATTAAGATAAGAGAAGAAAAGAAAAGAAAAGATAAGATAAGAGAAGAACTTTTTAGCTCTCAAGTTTGGAAGGAAGGAATAGCTAAACTAAATAAATGTAAATTAATTGAGGTAGAGAAATATTTAGTTATATTTTTGGAAGGTCAAGAATTAGACGATAATTTAGACAGAGATTTACAGGAGGTTAAAAAACACTTTAGAGCATGGTTTAAAAAACAAGACTTTAAATCTGACAAACCAAAAAGAACTATAGCACTATGAACAACTTTATCGAATGGAATACGCTTAACTTTAGAAAGGATAAAGGACAAGAAAAGATACGATGTCCTGAGTGCGATAACTCCAGAACAGACAAAACAGACAAGAGCTTACAGATAAACCACAATGAGGGTTTTGGTAAATGTCATTACTGTAGTGCTTTAACTTTTAGAGATAAGAATGAATACGAGCCAAAGGTAATACTACCTAGTCAAGACTGGCAGAACTTTACTAAACTATCTGAAGGTATGGTTAAATGGGTAGAGAATGAGAGAGCAATAGGACAGCATTCACTTATTCAGTTAGGAATAACAGAGGAGAAGCAATACCAACCACAACTTAAAAAAGAATGTAGCAATATTGTATTTAATTATTTTGAAGGCGATACTGTAGTAAACAAAAAATATAGGTCAGCTCAAAAGAACTTTACACAAACAGCAGGAGGTAAAAGCATATTTTATAATATCAACTCTGTAGTAGGAGAGTCAGAGGTTTGGATAGTAGAGGGAGAGTTTGATGTTTTAGCTCTGCATCACATAGGCATAAAGTCAGCTATAAGCGTTCCTAATGGAGCAAATGACAATGACGAATATTGGAAGAACTCAGAGAAGTATTTAAAAGATGTAAAAAAGTTTATTATAGGAGTAGACAATGACACAAAAGGAAACGAGCTAAAGGATAAAATAGCACATCGTTTAGGTAGGTGGCGCTGCGAGTTTGTAGAATGGCAAAATAAAGATGCTAACGGAGACTTGCAAAAAGGAGTATTAAAACAATCTGTATTAAATAGAAATAAGTTTCCAGTAAGTGGAACGGTTACAATCTCAGATTTGAAAAATGAAATATTTGATTTTTATAACAATGGACTACCCGAAACAATCAAACCAAAAGCAGACTGCTTTAAAGATATAAACAGCTTTTTTAGTTTAATGCGTGGACATCTTTGTACAGTTACAGGAATTCCATCACATGGTAAATCTGAATTTACAGAGTGGTATGTAATGAACTTAGTTAAAGACTTTAAAATGAAAGCTAGTTTCTTTACTCCTGAACACGCTCCATTTGCACTACATCAAACTAGGTTTATACCCAAAGCAATAGGTAAACCATTTTGGAAAAGTCAAGGCGATAGGATAACTCCTGCGGATATTGAAAGATATGTAACTTGGGCAGACCAAAAGATATACTACACTATGCCAAACTCAGGAGAGGTTGCAGACTGGACATGGATACTAGATACTTTTAAACAACAGATGTTTAACTATGGAGTAGATATATTTGTTATAGATGCATTTAACAAGGTAGTAGGAGCATCTGAAAAGAAGGATATAGATGCAGTATTAACTAGACTTACAATGTTTGCACAAACTAACAATGTTATTATAATGTTGATAGCACACCCTACAAAGATGCGAAAGGAGGAGGACAATACTTTTAGCGTTCCTACTCTTTACGATGTTTCGGGTAGTGCAGACTTTAGAAATCAGACCCATGATGGTTATGTAATACACAGAGACTTTAACGATAACTCTGTAATGTTTCAGAATCTTAAGACAAAATACAACTTTCAAGGCGATATAGGCAAGAGTGCTATACTAAATTATGACATACCTACAGGCAGATATTATACAGCAGGAGGTTACGTTCCTACATTTGATTTAACAAAA